GGATTGTTTTTAGCAAATAGTAATAAATCTCTTTTAAGCTCCTTAGAAGTCATCTTAGATACCTCATTTCCTAATTCTGATCTCAATATTGCCTCCGCGTGGTCAATATCTAATGTTAGAGCTAAATTCATTGCTTCTAATTCATATTCAAGTACATCTAAATCTTCTTCAGCAATTTGTTCTGGATTATACTCTTTAAATTTAACACCATTATCAGGGTGTAGTTCAAGAAACTTTTGTAATGTTTGTTTTTCTTTTTCAACAAAAAGTTGGCCATTCCTAAATGCAATATGTTTTAATCTTTGAATGCCTTTCATTTCATCTTCAAATATTGTTTTTTGATTTTCGCAATATTTAATTTCTCTTTCATAACCTTTTTCTTTATCAAACCAAAGTATGTTTTTACTTTTTAGCATGTAAACAATAGGTGTTTCTTGTATAATTAATTCGTATAATTTATCTTTTATTTTTAAATTTTTTGGTTTTGATGGAGCAACCTTTATAGGTTCTTCAGCAGCCACCTCTGCTATTTTCTTTTTTGCCATGATATAATATAATAAAAATGTTAAAATAAAGGTATTGGGTGCCGAAGCACCCGTTACCCTTAATAAATATTAGTCATCAAATCTAACGAAGTTGTTAGCAGCTTGAACTACTAAACATCTTTCAGATAGATAATGTACTTCCATTTTGTCTAAGTCAGAACTAGATGCTCCACCTACTGAACCAGTAACCCAAGTTTTGAGTTTTCTGTCATCAGCTTCAGAAGCTCTATATCTAACGTGTAAGAAAGGTCTTCTTACGTTTTTACCTAATTGCTGATCATATACAGATGATGTTCCAGCAGGAACTAATACACCTTTTAAACCACCAATATTACCTCTTGTAGATTTATCGTTAAGATATTTCCAATCAGTTTTGTAGAATTCATAACCACCTCTGTTAAATCCGCTGAAACCTAAGTTTAACGCCATATCAGAAGAATTGTTAAATGCTCCAAAAGATAAACCACCTGTACTGTGCGGGTTTAACCCTGCAAGTAGGTCATCAATTTGTAAATTTGAAGCTCTGTTAACAAATAGCATGTTTTCAGAAATAGAACCTTGCTCATCTAATTTTGCAATTAAATCATCAAAGTCGTTGATATCAGGAGTACCATCAAACATGTCGTTACTCACCATACCTCTAGCACCAATAGCGGCTAATAAACCTTCTGATCCAGCAACACCTACTTCAGAATTTGCAGTAGCTGTACCAGAAACAGCAGCTTTTTCAGCTTCTACCATTGCCATTTCTAAATAATCTTCATATCTTTTAGTTGTATCTCCTTGAGATTTTAAATACCATAAATATCCACCTTGTCCAGATTCTCCAGATACTTCTATCCAACCGATCTGAGCTGTGTCAGAACCGTTAATTTCAAAGTGATCTTTAATAATCATTGGCTGGTTAGAAAGTGATAAGAATTTTGGCTCAATAGAACCATTCATTTTACCAGTTCCTTTTCCAAATTCAGAACCATAAACAAAGAATTTTATTACTTGGTCATCAGTATCTGCAATACCAGCTAAATCATTAACATTTTGTGCACCGTAAGGTTTGATATCTAATTTTGTACCAGCTGTATAACCTGCAGTATCTGACTCAATACCTTGGCTAACAATTGCTTTAAATACAACGTTATTTACAACCGCTACAACAGTAGCACCTTTTCTAACCGCGTGAGCAACTGATGAACCGCTGTCGATATCTGTAATTGTATCAACTAATCCGTTAGTTGGATTAATTTGACCGTTATATGCTAAGTGTAATCTACCTTGCTCAGACCAAATAACTTGATCAGATGCCATAGGCATTTCAGCACCTAACATTTGTATGAATCCAGAAATTGATCTGTCTCCATATTTTTCTACTTCTGCTTCATATAATTCTGGTAGGTATTGTTGTGCCCAACCAGCAGTAGCTGTTGCTCTGAAATCAATATATGAACCAGGTGTAGTCATTTTTTGAACATTTGGCTGTACTATGCCTCCTGTCCCTAATGTAAATCCTGCCATTTTAAATTAATTTTTTTTAATTATTAGTAATTTTTTAGTTTAATTTTTAGCCCCGAATCATTATTGCCTGAAATAGCTTTTACTTTTACGCCTCCAGCTTCAACATAACCGTCAGAAGTTTTTCTAGGATCCATGTTAATGTTCTTAGCGTCTGCAGTTATTTGCTTAATAGCATCTGCTTTGCCTTGTTCGTAAAAATGATTTGCTATTGAATCAGCGTTAGAAGCAGCAAATAAAGCTTTATGAAAATCTGCAGAGTTAGTTAGGAGCGAATCCTCATTAACAAATTTATCAAAAACATTTGATATATTCTGTGATTTTACTTTATTAATATCTTTTACATTAAACCTGTATTTTTTGTCTCCAACTTTGAAGTTAAAACCTTTAAAATCATTATTGAAAACTTTACTAGTTTCCTGCTCAAAATGTGTTGTTTGCTTCTGTAATAATTCTTCAGCTGATTTTTGCTCTTCATTATAGCGGTTAAAAAATTCTATTGCTTTTTGCTGTTCAGGTAGTAACTTAGAACCCAACTTGACTTCTTTGTAATACTGATCCTTCAACCCTGTCAAAAAGTTTTTAGCATTTGCGACCTCCTCCTTTAGAGCTAATTTTTTTCTTTTTATTTCTCTTTCCTCATCTACTTCTTGATCAAATGAAAAATTATCTTCCATAAGGAACTGTATTTCATCATAACTTAAATGAGGTTTAGTTTGTTTGTAATATTCAACTAACAATGTATTTTCATCCACGTTAGTATAATCTGCATTTAATCGAACGTAATCTTCAATAGTGCCACCTGTTTCATTCATGAACTTAACTAAGTCCATCATGTTTTCTGGATATTCTACTTCAGGTTTTTGTTCTTGTGTTTTTTCTTCCGATAATACTTCTTTTTGTTCCGGTGTGGGGTCGGTAGCTTCAACGCTTCTATCCACTCCTGTTTCGTCAGTATTATCTGTTTCAGTGGTTTCATCGGTTATTTCTTCTAATACGGGTTCTTCTATTTCTTTTTCTTCGCGTACGTCTTGCAATTCCACTTCGGCTTCTTGCCCAGCTTTTTCATTCTCGCTGCTTCCGCGTAACACGCCATCTTCTGTTTTTTGTTCTTGAACGGCATCTTGTTCTTCTTTAGGTTCGTTTAAATTTACTTTATACACTCCAGTTTCTTCATCAAAATTTGATGGTTTCTGAACTGCTTCTTCTTTTTCAGCAATAGACTTTTCTTCAGCTTCTACTGCTTTTGCTTTAATTTCTTGTGCCATAATAAAATATTATATAATTATTTAAAAATTTATCTTGGTTCAAATTGTTCTAAACCAAATCCACCTAAGTTATCCATTCCTGCGGATTCAAAGTTTTTAGGTGGCTTACCAGACTTTCTCTGGTCTATTAATTCACTTTGTTGCGATGCTTGTATTTTAGTTCGTTCGTCTTTACGATCTTCTTTGTACTTTTCTTTATTTTTAATTACATCTGCTTCAGCTGTTTTAAGCTGCATGTTTAAATCAAATTCAAATTGCATTAATTCTTTTTTAATTGCCGCTTCTCTTTCTAGCTTTTCTATATCAAATTGTGATTGAGCCTGAGCAATTTGTACTTTACTTTGTGCAATACCTTGTTGTTTTTGTAAATCAGCTTGAGCAGCTGCTTGAGCAGCTTGTGCATTTGATTGAGATTGTGCTTGTATATTTTGCATTTGTATTTCTCTATCTTTTTCAAACTTTTTTCTTCTTCTTAATTTTAACAATTGATTTGCTAATTTAAGATTTTTAATTTCTCTTACATCAATAGCGTCTTCTAATTCAATAGCTTTTTGTTGGATAGCCATTTGAATATTATTTTCAAGTAATTGTTTTTCTTCATCATCGGGAGCTAGTTCTAAAAATATACCGAAATCATGTAAATGTAGTTCAGCTAATTCTTTTAATGCCCCAACATTGAACTTACCTAAAGATTGTATTAAAGCGTTATTAGTATTTGAGTATTCTAAAACATCGGATATTCTTAAAGAAATAGCTTCTGCTGTTTTTAATGTAAGGTATAAGCCACCTTGTAATATATGTCTAGTCGCTGTGTTACTATTAGCTGCTGCTATTTTTTGTAAACCAACTAAAGCATTTTTATCAGGAACACTACCATCTCTAGCTTCATTCAATCCTGTTACATCTCTCATCATTTGTAAATAATAATTGTAAGATTGAATTAAACTTGCAATTTTTTGGTTACCACCAGATGATCTTAATTCTTGAATAGGTACTCTACCATTATTAAAATCACCATCTTGTGTCATTGATCTACCAATAACAGAACCAGTTTGGAAATACATATTTAATGCTTCTTGTGGATTATAATTTGTTCCATTACCTAAATCCACTTCAGCAATACCATCCGCATCTAAAAATACCCCGTCAGGAACCATACGAGATAACACTTGCTGTAACTTTAAATGCGTTATTTGAATCATGTCAGCAAAAGATGTCATTCTACTAACTAAAGATTCAGGCGTACCTTTATATATTCTTGGCGCTACTATATTATAACTCATTTGAACTTTAGTAATATCAGACTTAGGTCTTGTCATGTTAACAGCTTTTTGCCATTTTAATAACTTATTAAAACCTACTATCTTAGCGCCTTCATATAAACATTCAATTGATCTATTTGCTTTTTCAAATCTAGATCTTGCATCTTTTGGTGGGTTAAATGTGTCATCCTTTTTTAACGCCTTATACGCACCTGTAGATGTTTCTTTTATTTTATATACTTGATTTTCGTATGTTTTGTATTCAAAATATAAAACATACACATAATTTTTATCTTGACTTGGAGCTGAATAAGATTTATTATATAACTTTGCATTATTTGTTCCATAACCTTCAATCTCTTCAATATCTTCAGTCGTTAGCTCTGGAAATTGTTTTTTCAATTCAACTATAGGTGTTCTTCGCACTTCACCTACATAATATAAATCTTCAAAATAAGGTGAATCAGTATAAGAATAAACTAAATCAGAAGGATCTACATATTCTAATTTTATACCTTCAGCAGTATTAAAACTGTTTTTAACAGCAGAAATACCCAAAACAGCTATATCATAATCTAATCTTTTCTTTAATAAATCATATTTATTTATATCAAATATATTATTTATAGCTTGTTCTTCTGCAATTTCAATAGCTTGCTTGTAGTCTAATTGCATGTGCAATTCTAACTCCTGATCATTTTCCGGCAGCTCTTCAGGTTTATTACTAAACATATTTACACCAAGTTGTGTATTCATTTCTTGGAATAAAACTTTATTTTGCATATCCCTTACCATTTTTTCAACATACTCTGTACGCTCTTTAGTAGCGGCTGAATCGATAGAATATGCTTTTAAATCATAGGTTCTTTCTGCAATACCATTTACAACTATATCTACAAACTTAGGTATAATCGGAACCGGCTTCCAGTCTAAATTAAGATATGATAAATCACCATTGATAGACAATTCATCTTTATATTTTTGTATACTTTGTTCACCCCTTGCATATAGTCTTAATCTATGAAAATTATCTCTATTTGCAAAGTAACGTGTACTTCCCGAGTCTTTTTTAAACCATTCAGATTCTATAGCTCTCGCTATTTCTAATCCGTATGGTAAGCTAGCCTTTTCAGCGTCAGACACTGCTTGACTTGGGAAAATACCTCTTGTTGATACTTTACTCATTTATTCTATTATTTTTGAAAAATTGCCTCTATTATCATATTTAGCAAAGCTAAAATTTAGCTTGCTGTTTAATTTTTTATCTGGTCTGGGTGCATATAAATTTTTATTACATGCCATAACCGCTAAGCCTGAACTTATTGCGGCATCAAATTTTGTTCTTTTATTTATATCAAATTTTGCCCAGTCGTTTAAAGTTTCATTAAAATACATATCACCATAGCTACCATCTGCTTTTATACCTATATGTAAATTAATATAACTTTCAATTGCGGCAGCATGAGCCTGCCTTATATCTTCACTTGAGTTTGGTATGCCACCTATTTCTTTTTCGGCAGCTGATAATTTATTCCAAACTTTATCAGGTCTATTCATTGAATAACCTCTGTAACCTCTTCTTTTTAAATAGTATAATAATCTTGGTTTATTATTTTCTGCAAGTATTGGCATACCGTAAAAATGTAATGCCATTAATATATCTTCAAAAAATATTTCAGCTGTTTGAGGTCTAGCTATATATTCAAGAAAAAACCTGTTTGCTGGTACCTCTTCCATACTAAACTTAGTAAGGCCGTGTAATGACCCCTTAGATCCTTTACCATCTGTAGTTCCGGATATATCATAGCTATCGCAACCAAATGCGCCAATATGTTCATTTCCTGGATACTTGCTACCATTTTTTATTATTACTCTATTTTGTAAACTTTTATTTGGTACCCAACTAACATTAAATCTTCCGTTAGGATTAGGTACAAATTCTACTTCTGTATCCTTAATACCATTTTTCCACTGAAAACTGCCGCGGGTAATAAGGGCAGAGTATCTAGCTTCTTCATTAAAATCAATCTGTTCGTAAATCTTAGCAAGATTAAATATGCTATTTTTAGTTTCATCCCTAAAAGCATGCTCTTCAGTTCTTGGAAATTGTCTATAAAATTCATTTAAACCGTCTTGATCTCCTTTTAACCCTTCAACTTCATTCTCCCAGTGTTCAATAACTCCGACGTCAATATACTGACCATAGTTGTCTTTGACGGGCTCTTCTGGCGTATTGAATACAGGTAATCCATAAGAATCAATGAATCCCTCGAAGTTCCATTCCATAGGTATGAACAAACTATATAATCCCGAGCGAGTCTGTCCATTGCGGTTTCTTTTTGTAACATCTGAGTCATTATATAGTTTTTTAAAGTTTTCACCACCTTTATCTAATGAGTTACTTGTTGAACCCATCATACATTTACCTATAACTCTTGAACCTAATCTTAATGTGGTTTTAGTTACACGCCAGTTATTTAATATATTTTCAGGTCTTTCCCATTTACCCGCTTCATCATGTACTAACAACGCTAGTTTTTCACCGTCATAACTATTATCACCTGTATTTTTCCAGTCAATAGTTGTATCTAATCCTTCAAGCTCTTCAGTTCTTTGTTTTGTAAGAATACTCTTTTTTGTAAACTTACTTGCGGGAACTCTATATGCCAATTCTGTTTTAGGCCGATCCATTCCGTCTTGTATTGGTTTAAAGAAGAACGGGTAATTAACGGATATTGGTACAACTTTGTCGGTAAACATTTTTTTAGCATCAGCCCCGGATTTTGATAAGATACCAAATCTTGAATCTGAGGAGATAGTAGCTTGGTTAACAGTTTCTGATGATGCCATGAATGAAAAGCCACTCCGTCTATTTTTGAGGTAGCACATTCCGTAACATCTTGTATCTGCTTTGCAAGCTTCCCAGAAAATGAAGAATAATCTATTTGCTTCTCTAAACTCTGGTTTCCCAACATCAATTTTGGTCCACTGCAAGTACATATAATGAGACCCAGTGATATAAGTAGGAATACCTTTATTGTAGAACCAATAACCTTCGTCGCGCTTAGTAAATTCTTCATCAATATAAACGTTCCACTTATTTTTAAAATTGTTTGGTAAATCTTTCCAATCAAATATGCTTTTTAATTTTTGTAGCTCTTTTGGGTATTGCTGCACCTCCCATTTATTATTACCTTTGAAAACCTCTTTTGGCTGCTTAGGTAACGCTATTTTTAAATTTTGTATGCTATACACATCCCCAATCTCTCCCGTATGGCTTATAACAACTACGTCATGCTCTTTATTATAGCCGTATTTCCACTTTTTTGTTTTATTAAGCCTTTTAATCGTATTAATTTTTATAGGCTCTATAACGCGATATAATGATTGCTCGTACATTACTTAGATCTTCTTTCAGCAAAACCTTTAAAAGACTGTGGTTTTTCTTCTATATTTTTACCTTCAAGTAACGCTTTTTCTATTTCAATTCTATTTAAAATCTCAAACGCATCGAATATTGCAAGCTTTTTAGTAGCCGCAGCGTTTTTAAGTCTATCAGCTGAAACATCATCATCAGTTTCAACAATTGGCTCTTTTGCAACCTTAACAAGTTCTTTGACTGCTTCATAACCAGCTCGGATTATATTCTCTTTCTGTTCCTTGACGTTCATACTTAATGGTTATATATTTAGTGAATACTCTATATAATCTTTCGCCATTAATAATAAATTCATATTTACTGCTTGGCGTAAAACCAACTAAATCTTCTTCTTGTATACCTTTAAGATTTTTATCAACATACTTAATAATACCCCTATGAGGTTGTTCTTTTTCAATAATACTATTTGATTCAATTGGTTTAACAAAACAAAAACCTTCTAATGGTTTCCATTTGTTTTTTCTTTTGTATAAATACATTTGGTCTAAACCAACAAAATATTGATCTTCTTTGTAATAACCACTAGAGTTATTTTCAATACCATGTGCATTATACCATCTTCTAAAAAGATTATGATGTACAATTACTTCGTCATTTACCTGAATTTCTCCAGTATATGATTTAGGTACTGCTGTCACAATGCCAGTACGACTAACATACCGATGATCGGAGATTTCTGTATTTAACAGAAGCTCCTGACCATCAATATATTTTTTATTATCGTATCTTTCGTTTTTAGGTTTAACTATAAAGCTAAATAAACTTTGCATTAATATTCTAAGTTATATTCAACGGCTATAGCCATGTTTTTATTAAAATCTTTCCACGGTAATACTTCTTTTCCTTTTTTAATATAAATAGAAAACTTATCTGACTCTTCCACTATTGAATCAATAGTATGACCCCCATAAACTTCTTGGCCTACGGAATAGTGCATAGCGTCGTTTTTATAGTCTTTACCTATACTAATTTTTCTTACCAGTGACATGACTTTATTCTGCTACTTCGGGTTCTACAACTTCTTCTTCTTCAATTGGTTTGTAGGTTCCGTCTTGGATATTGATTTGTACTCTACCGTACTTTTCTTCCAATTTTGCTTGAAATTTGTTTAAATCAGATTGAACTTCAGTAGCAGCATGATTAATTTGATGCTTCTGTAATTCAAGGTTTCCAATTTGATTTGCAGCATTATTTAGTTTTCCTATATAACCTTGCAATTCTTCTAATTGTTCTTGGGTAATTTTGTTTTCACTCATGGTTTTTAAAATTAAATTATTAAATTATATTTACTTATTTATTATTATTACTTATTTTACTGGTTTTCTAACTTATTCTTCTGCAGCGGGTGGAAAAGGATTATGATAAGTCTTTTCTTCAGGTGTAATTAGTTTTTCAATTTGAGCATCTAAACTTGCTTTCATTGAATCTACATCTAATCCGTCTTCTAGCCAGCCAATTACTGTTTCTTCTGTAAGATCTTCGTAAGCGGTAAAGTTATCTGCATCGTATTCTACCCCGTGAGTTCCAATAGAATTTACTGTGTGTTCTTTAGTTTCATCGGTAGCGCTGTAGCCCCAATGTACTGTATAGACAACATCTTTGTTGCCGTCTTCTACTGCGATTTTTGCGTCTAACGCATTAATCGTCCATTTGTAAGTGTTTGCCATTTGTTTTATTTATTTGTTTTATTTATTTATTTATTTATTTTATGTTGCTGCATTTAATGTTACTCTATCAGCTCTTGGTTGACCATCACCTCCAGATTGCATATATACAAAATGAGCCATTGGATGTGTGCCTAATGCTGTAAAAGTAAAAGTAACTATATTACTTTGATTGTTTGTGCCTCCATGTGTAACTGCTACGCTGATTCCTAAATTATCAGTTTCGTTATGATGACTAGAACCACCACTGTTATTCCAATATCCACCAACTACTCCTTTAGATATACCATTTGTACTTGCAAAATTATAGTTTAATGACCAAGATTTCCAGCTTGTTGCCCCATATGTAAATGTTATTGTGTCTCCACTTGATGTTACTGCACTTAACCCAAAGTTTATATGTAAAGCTCCACCGTCTTGTGCCCCAAAGCCAGTTACACTATAAGCTATATTACTGTCGTATATAGCGGCACCTACACCAATAGCTCCTCTAACACGTAATCTTGTATTTGGATTAGTATCATTAATTCCAACATTGCCTGCGTTCATTCTAACCTCCCCATCATTTCGCATTAATATAGGAGATTCAGTAGTTGATTCATTGTAAAAATATATTTGAGACGAGTCGTGTTCTATAGAAAAGTTATTAGCACCTGTTCTTCTAAAAGCTATTTTTTTATCACCACCAACATTATTACAAGTAATTGTTCCATTATTAAAATATGCGCTTCCTGAATCTATTAGAACATCTGTAGCATTCCCCTGACTACTTAAAACTAAACCTGATTCAGCCCTTACTGCTAGTTTTCCATTTTGTGAAGATATAATACCATTTGCGCCGCCTATAAAACCAATAGTTGTGCCTGCTTCTTTAAATCTTTGGTGCATGCTTCCTGCTGCAGCGTCTAATGTTAATAAATTATCAGGGGATGTCGTCCCAATACCTACATTTCCTCCATTAAAATATGAATCTCCTTGTGCATTTATTCTAACACTTAGTGTACCATCACCTGAATTACCATGATATAAATATAAGTTAGCTGCATCTGAAGAACCACCTACAATACATTGCATTCTGTTTTTATTGCCATCAGCATTTGTTGTTCTTACTAAAAAGTTTCCGTGGACAGATAGGGGTTGTGCAGGCGATGTTGTCCCGATTCCTACATTTCCCGCACTTGTAATTAGCATTCTAGCAGAAGCGTCTGGGTCTGCTACTACACTCGAAGTGT